CTCGTGAATGGTTATCTCAAGCTACTGCTATTAAAAGTTATTTTGATATGGTTCGTAAGAATATTAATCCAAAAAAGAAAGAGTTTGTTCATGTTAACACTTTGTATTATAAGCTTACTGAATCCCAAATTGCTATTAATAACAGAATTCAATCTGAAGGAAGAGATACTCCATGGGGAATTATTTTGTCAGGAGATCCAGGAATTGGTAAAGGCCATTTGACTTCTTTTATTTTGAAAATGTTTTGTGAAGTTGCAGGTTTTGATTTCTCTCATAATATAATGTTTCACAGAAATCCTAATGATGAATATTGGGAAGGATATAATCCAGCATCACATAAAATCATTCATGCTTCAGAGTTGGGTGCTTTACATAGTGAAATTGCGAAGAAAATGGGTGATCAATGCACTATGGAATTTACTTCTTTGATTGACAATTTGATGTATCCAGTTAATATGGCTTTTGGAGAAAAAGGAAGGAACTATGCCTATCCTATGGGTGTTTTGATCGATACCAATGTTGAAGATTTGAACTTATCTCATATAGTAAATAATCCCTCTGCTTTTAGAAGACGTTTTTGGATTGTTGAGCCACGTGTCAAAGAACAATATCGTAAATTTGGAGGTGTTGGTATAGATGCAAATATAGCAGCTGAATCAGAATATTTAAATAAGTATACGTTTTGTGTCAAGGTTTATGTTGCAGAAGGTTTAGATAAAGGACACTATGATACACCATTGATGCATAGAGAAGAAGACGATATTCACGCATTGGCCGACTGGTTACGAGACGCAATGTTTAAACATATGCATAGAGAACACAAAGTACGTGAGAACGTTGCATGGTCATTGTCTAATGAGAAATATGGACGTAAGCCTATCCCAAAAGCACTTGTTAGTGATAACAACAATCCTAAAACTGAAGCCAATGATTTTGATGACTTGATCAACCCCTATGAAGATGCTCATGATTTGAAATATAAAGATTTGTTTAAAGAACAAAAGAAAGTAGTGAAGCAATTGGATGAAGAGATTAAGAAGAAAGATAAAGCAATTGCAAATGCATCTTCATGGTTGTGGAAAAATAAAACAGTCATTGCTAAATACACGGATATTGCAGGGAAACTTATATTTTTTAATGGTTTAGCTTTGATTGGAAAATTAATTGCAAAAGGGCAAACAGATAAAGAAGAAACAATTTTAACCTTTTCATGGCAACGAATTTTATTTTTTATATTGTCTGCGATTTTTCTATATAAAATTCGGTTTTATTTTTTCCTGTTTAATATAGGGTGGATATTTTTTAATCATAGATTTCTTGCTAATAGTATGAATCCTGGAACTGGTGATAAAATCGCTATGATGGCATCACACAATCTTTCACATAATTGGGAATTAATGGTTACATATGGTAAGCAAGAGTTCAAATCTTATGCATGGTCATCTATACCCTCACAATGGAAGAAAATTGCTGGATATAGTTTGTTAGCAGTGCTTGCGATTGGAGCAGTTTACTTTCTTTTTAGCATGGTCAAATCTCATACCCATCATCATCATTCAACTTATAATTTTCGGATAGTAGAAGAAGGACACCCAAATACAGAATCATCTGCATTTAAAATTGATACTCCTTACAATGAAGGTATTAAATATGTTGAGACAATTGACAATTGTGGTATTGGAAGGAAGAGATTAGTCAATGCGCAATTAGGAGTTTGGAATGAAATTGAAAATGCATCTGTGGTACATACGGGATCAGTTGAGTCTTTATGGCAATTTGTAGGAAACCAGACAAAATCTACAAAAATTATAGGGGATCGTAAATGTAACACAATGATAATGGGTTTGTGTAGTCACTTTGCTCTCATTAATACTCATTCTTTAGGAAATGTTAATAAACCAATCACCTTGCAAATTAGAAAGTGCGGAGTTTTAGATAAAACAAATACAGATTATAGAACTTTCCAACTTAACTCTACTGATATGAAACACTTGAGCAACGATGTAACAGTTATTCGATTACCAGGAATGCTTTTTAAGAATGTTATGCGTCATATTGGTCAACAACGTCCGGATAAAACTTCAGAGAGTCTTATCATGGGATTCAATACTCGACAATATACTCGTACTGATCCTTTAGTGTGTGATGATAAGTTTTTTGGTGAAATTGCGTTGACGGAATACATGATTTATGAATGGCCTAATCATTCTGCTGGCATGTGTGGAGCTGCTATAATAACTAAGAAAGCGAATGGTGCAGTGATTTCTGGTATTCATTCTGCAGGTATAGGCGGGTTTGGGTACGCAAGTATATTGAATCATGCTGAGATACAAAGTGCGATTGATAGTTTTAATGATTCTATACTTATTAATCCTGTGAGTGAAGCTCTAGATTTACCTGAGATGGAAATTCCAGTTATTAAATCTCCTGTGTGGCATTTACCTTTACATTTGATTGACTATTATGGTAAATTGCCTGGGTCAGTATTACCAAATCATAGCTCTAGTGTTACTCCTACATTTTTGGGTCATAGTCCATATTTTCATGAATTGAATAAGCTGTTTTTTGATACTTTTCATTTTACTTCTACTAAACAATATGGACCTCCTATGATGCAACACAAGGTAATAGATGGAAAATATATTTGCCCGAAGAATAATAATTTGTCTTTTATGTCCTCATATAAACCAGCACTCAATAACAATAGAATGGAAAGAGTCGTTGAGATTATCGTTGATCGGTTGGATAAGGGAACGCTTGGGGAAACATGGCAACCTTATGATGAGATGACTGCGTTGAATGGCTCCTTGGATGACAAGTTGCTACGACGCATGAATGTACATACATCAGGTGGCTATGACTACCCGGGTTTACGTTCTGTCCATTTCCCGTTCAATGATGAAAAAGAAATTACACGAGAACCAGATGAGATTCATAAGAAAGCAATGCTTTACGCTTATGAACGTTATGATAATGAAGAGTCATGTAATTTTAGATTCACTTGTAATCTTAAAGATGAACCTCGTTCTAAAGATAAAGTTCAGGCTGGAGATACTCGAATGTTCTATGGTATTGACAATGTTAATTTACATTTACAGCGCCAATATTGTGGACCTTTCTTTACTAGTATGCAAGAACACCCTGATCTCTATTGTAGTGCGGTTGGTATTAATATATACAAAGAAGCAGATAGAATAACTAATAATTTACAATTTTCTAAGAATGTTATGGAAGGAGATTGGAAAAAATATGATATCCTTATGCAATATGCCATTTCATGGGCTTGTTGTTCTATCATTTATCGTTTAAGCGAAAGAAGAGGATTTACACCTAGTGCACTTAAAAGACTAAGAGGAATATTGACTGATATGTTGTTTCCTTGGCTTGTTTTGGATAAAGATTTATTTAGGAATCCAGGAATTCAACCATCAGGCTCTTACGGTACAGCTGAGCTAAACTGTTTAAGGGGTTTAGTTATGATGTTGTATGCTTATATCACTATGTTAAGTAGAGAAGATTTCTTTGAAATGATAAGAGCAATATTCTATGGTGATGATACATTGGCCTTTGTTTCAGATGACATTGCAGAACAGTTTAATAATGTTACTTATGCCGCCTTTGCTAAAGAACATTATGGTATGATTTATACTTCTACTGATAAATCTGCAGAACTTACTCCTTTTGTTAAGCCATCAGATATGTCATTTTTGAAACGTAAATTTGTTTATCATGAACAGTTAAAGCGACCTGTTGCTGTGATTGATTTAGAGTCTATTTATAAGGCTTTAACATGGCAAATTCCTTCAAAGTTTGTCACTTCAGAAAAACAAATGATTGATACTATGCGCAGTCAGCTCATTGAGCTCTCTTTACATTGTAATGAGAACGATTATGAGGTTTTTAGAAAGTTTTTTATGACTGCAGTATCTCAACACTATAAGATTTCTGACCATGATTTCTTATATACAGTGTTACCTTCTTATGGTCAAATGATGGTCGCTCTCGCTTAGGCAAGAGCTTCCATATGCCTACATTATATAACGTGAGTAGGGGCAGACGTTTCACACACCTATTTTCCTGGTTAGGTTTGGAAAATAACCAGTTTTTATTAGGGTGTGTTGTACGCGGGTTAAATACCCCGCGATATAAGTAGAATACCCTTGTTTTTCCAAAGGGTGCACCGACTTAATCAGTCTGAGGGTGCATTTATTATTACTAGATTAGCAAACAATATATAGATAATTTAATAAAGTTTCAACAAGATGTTATGGGAGAGCTAAAGGAGGCAGAAGAAGAACTTTCAATGTTAGGTAGTCCATTGGCTGGTATGTTACACCAAGATATTATTAAACTAGAAGCTTACGCCAGTAACCCAAGGTTTAAGAAAGATTGTGATGAATATATCAAACGACTCTCTCGAGTAGAATCTGCTGATCATACTCTGAAAATGACTAAGCGTAGTCTTGCATTGCATTACCACAATAAGCCAAAGACAGAGTCTGAAGAAGTAGGAGCTCAAGAGAGAGGAGCCATCCCAAGTAGTCGTGTTACTTCATTTGAAAACGTTACTGATGTCTCTGGAGAGGATCCTGATACGAGCAGTGCTGGTTCTCATGTTATTTCAAGTATCATGAGCTCTAGCATGCTTAAATTAGATGATTTTCCTTCGCGTCCAGTACAGATTTTAACAGTGTCGTTGACAAATACAACTGACATTACTGCTTCAGTGGATCCTTGGACTACCCTTACAGGAGATCCCTCGTATAGAGCTAAGTTGCGTAATTATGGATTTTTCAAAGCTGATTTACATGTTCGATTAAATTTGTCAGGTACACAATTTCATTATGGAAGAGTATTAGTTGCCTATGTTCCGAGTCATTTGACAAATGAACCTTGGCAGGCATACCTAACACAAGCAAATCAAGCAACAGTACGACCAGCTATACTTAAATATTTGATTCAAACATATGGAGCAAAATTATTGAATGTTACAGATAACCGTCCTGTGGATATGCATATTCCACTAGTTGTTCCTTGTCATATGCTGAAATTATTTAATAATGCTACTGGTGCCCTGGCGGCAGGGACAGCATATGAAGATGTAGGAAATATTGGATGTTTGTACATATATACACTTAATCAAATCCAATGTATCCAAGCTTCTCCTTCTACATGTACATTAGAGGTTTATGCCAATTTTGAAAATGTAGAGTGGGGATGCCCGACAGGTAGTGTACAAGCTATTACCACTGAGGCAGATGATATTCCAGATGAAAGACCTAGTACAGAATCAGAAGATGAAAGAAAAATAGGTCCGGTTGAAAGTTTGGCTACTGCTGCTGCTACTGTTGCGGGAGCGCTGAGTAAAGTGCCGCAAATCGCACCATTAGCAAAAGCTAGTCAAATGATTCTTTCTGGTTTAGCAGGAATTGCATCATGGTTTGGTTGGTCCACACCTGTAGTAACGAATATGCATGATCCTATAATAGTCAAGAATACTCCATATCAAAATGCCGTTAATTTAATAGGTTATGATACGGGATTTAGAATAGGTGTTGATCCTAAACAAGAGTTGACAATAGATCCACGAGTGGGAGGAGTATCGGAAGACGAAATGACTATAGCTGCTTTATGCAGGAAATGGTCACTTCTTGATATCTTTACTTGGTCTCATTCGGAGGCAATTTTAGGAGCGCCTATGTGGGAAGCAGTAGTGCACCCACGTGCGCGCGTACCTATATCATTGACAGCTATGAAATTGGTTCAACCAACTACTTTAGATTTCGCAGTCACTCCCTTTAATTACTGGCGTGGCGATATAGAATATATGTTTGACTTTGTAGCATCAGGACTTCACAGAGGAAAAGTATTAATATGTTACGAACCAAATACAGCACAACAGGTTTTAATTGATGGTACGAGATATTTGAATAAACAATTTACTAAGATAGTTGATCTTCAGACCACACAACGTGCTACATTTTGTGTAGAGTGGGCTTTAAATAGACCCTGGGCTCCCAATTTAGCTAATACTGCTTTAGAAGGTTCCGTGGGTTCACTAACTACTCTCACTACAAAGTGGCAAGCATGTAATGGCTATATATCTGTTACTGCATTGACTACGTTACAATCACCAAATAATGGAGATATTTATGTTAATGTGTTTGTCCGCAGTAAAAATATGATGGTTAACTTTCCGACTACCACATTTTTTCCTACGCAACGTGTGATTACTGAATCAGAAGATTTATTTGCAGAAGAAGAGACTTGTCTTCCTTTAAATCCTACTGGAGCCAGCACTAAGGCTATTTGTGATTTACACTTCGGAGAGTTACCTATATCTTTTAGGGCTTTACTCAAAAGATTTGCCACCACAAATTATGCTACTGCTGTCTCCTCTTTGATTGACGGAATGGCATATACAGCAGAAATAATACCACCGTTGCTACCTAATTACACAACTAATTCAACTTATTCCCCCTCACTGTTGAATTATTTACGATACGCATATTTATGCATGAGAGGAGGAATAAGAAAGAGAGCACATTTTGTTTCGAATACACAAATGCCAACTATGGGGCAGGTTAAGGTTACACTTTATAATCCTGCATCTTCCACTACAGCATTTGCAGTATCCGCATCTACTGTTAATACTCCTCAATATTCATATTTAGAGGGTACTTTAGAGTTTGTGCCAACTACAAATACAGGGATTGAATTTGAAATTCCTTTTTATACCAACAATTTATACGCATGGGCGAATAATGTTGATCCATTTAGTACTACTAGTAATACTATTATGAATGGGACTGCTACTAGAAATTATTTAATCACTTTAGAGTGTGGAGTAAATTCTAATATTTTCCCAGTCATTGAGACAGCTACAGCTGAAGATTTTAGTTTATTTCGTTTCGTAGCGTCTCCACCGTATACTTATTGAGTCTTAGAGAAGACGATAAGCGTGCGGGAATATACACGAACTAACTCGAGGATGAGTTAGATGTAAGGTATATTCGAAGCCGGAAG